GCTCGATACATAGAAGGCGAAAAGAAGTTTCTGGTTGGCAATCTGTATTGCGGAATGTTTGGTAAAAGAGTTGATTTCGATTATCCTTTGAAGTTTTGGATCAGTGACAGTAAATTGAATTTTTATCCGTTGAGGATGTACTCAATTGAAGACTGGATCAAGTTATTGAACATTCCGTATTGCCAGTATCAGTCTGAATTGAATCAATCAGGATTAGATTTTTTTGATTATGCATGCGCATATCGAAAAGAACCTAAAATCGAATATTTAGTGAAGGCAGATTTGAGTCAGTTCATTTCAAGCCTTCGGGTTCTTGATCTAAGCCAAAAGAGCTTGGATAAGATATTTAAAGTTGATCGTAAGTTTGTTCCGCTTCTTCCACAGATGGATTACACACATTTGATGTTATGCAGGAAATATTCATGGGCAAACGAAAAAGAGTTATTGAAAATCAGAAAGTTGAACTTCAAGCATATACGTAAGTATATGTGTCCACGAGTATTGGAGTACGCATCGAAGATAGATGATTGGAACATAAATATTTATGAAGATTATTTGAAGTTTGCGGAAACGATTGGAGCGGACATGAAGTCTTATAAAGTTCTAACACCATCGAATTTAGTAGAGGCACATAGTGCAGCCTATAAAGCTATGCGTGCTACAGAAGATGCTAGGTTTGAACAGGGGATTTTTGAGAATTACGAAAAGCATGTTGAGTTATGTTACTCAAACGGAAAGTATTTGATTCGCCCTGTTAAAACGAATGCTGAATTGAAGAAGGAATCTGAAGTATTGAATCATTGCGTAAGAACGTATGCGACAGATGTATCAAAAGGACATACGGAAATCATGTTTGTTCGTTTAAGTGATAAACCGGATGTTCCTTTGTATACGTTGGAACTCAAACATAAGGTTATTCGACAATTTAGAGCAAATCATAATGCGGTTCCTCCAGACGATGCATTTAGCTTTGTCAGGGAATGGGCGGATAAATTTAAGATAAATAAGGAGTTGATATCGTGATTTTAAGAGATTTAAAGAATACAACATTTAGACCCGTGGAAATCAGTGTTGTGAAAGACTATCAGGAAATTATGTTTTCAGTGAATGGGATTCATAGATTTCCATGTTTAAGCAAAGCCAAGAATTACTTTGGCAAAAGACAAATTGTTGAGATTGTAGACGATGAGTCTTCAAGAACTACCAGGATATTTCTTCAAGGCTAAGCCATGAATAAAGAGTTTCTAGTTAGCAAAGTTGATGAGTTCATCGCATTCGAAATGGAAAATGAAAAATCTAAAAATTCATTGGCTCATTATAGACAGGTCGTTGAACTGTTTGTGAATTCTTTTGAGGTCGATGATATCTGTAAGCTTGATATTATCGACTTTAAAAAGAACCTGGAAGAAGAGTATGCTCCGGCCACAGTAAAGAACTATATTACTATCGCAAATAGGTTTATAAAGTATTGCGAATTGGTCGAAAAGGATTTGGATCCAGACGAATTATTGCGTACTCATCATTCTAAAATGACATTAAAAAATATCAAGATTCAACAAGCTGCATCATTGGATGATGTGATTGAACCATCTGATTTTAAGAGAATGTGCAGAATGGCCAAACAATGTAATCGAATGGATATTTATCTAATTATGAAGATATTTGCGTACACAGGCATTCGTGTTAGTGAGTTAAGTTATTTCACGGTTGAGAATGTAAAGGCAAATTACATTACAGTCAAAAACAAAGGTAAGATTCGTGATGTCATTTTGAGAAATGATTTAAAACGCGAGATATTGAAGTATTGCAGAACGGAAAAGATAAAGTCAGGAAAAATCTTTTTTTTAACCTATAAGCAGATTTACTACCAGTTGAAGAAGATTGCAGGAAAGTGTAGAGGCATAAGCTTGGATAAGATACATCCTCATGCATTTAGACATATGTTTGCGATAAACTATTTGGATGCTGGAGGACAGGTTACGGACCTTATGGATATTCTTGGCCACAATTCTATACAGACAACATCTTTGTATACTAGAACAACAAACAAAGCCAAGAAGAACATGTTGGAGAGTATGAAATATAAATAGGAGGACAAAGTAATGTCTAAAAATTATAGTAATGAAGACAAATATTGGGAGTATGACGAAATAGAAAATAATTATAAACTCCATTTTATAAGATTTTATGAAGATGAAATTATCGCAATTATGTTTCAGAATGAGCCAGATGAAGATGATGCTTCGTTATGGGCGGATTATATGCTTGAAAATGTAGAAATAGATGAGCCTGAACTTTTGATTGCTGAAACGATTGAAGAGGCTAAAGCTGAAGTGGAAGAAAGAATTGTTGATTTTGTACAAGAGCAAGTCGAATATTTGCGAAGTTGGATTCATAAGTTTAAATCTACTGATGAGGGTGTGAATCATGAATAAATATCAATATGCATTGCATAATTTGAATTCGTTTTATTTGTTTGATTTTATTCATCCAGGAGATGAGCACAAACAAAGAGAAGCATTAATCGCGAATGATAATTACAAAAAGCAATTGGATACATTGAAAGAGCTTGTAGACAGATATGCAGAAGAAGAAAAGCTAGTTGAAATCATAGCTCCTTCAATTAGATTTGTTCCGTTAAAAAAAGGAATAACAGAGGATGAATTGAATGACTACATGTGGAAAAGCAATGATTCAAGTTTCCTTGTTTATCTAAGATATAGATATAACACTGATGTATTTAAACAAGAATGGCAATATTCCATAGAAGCTGCATCATGGGGATGCGAATGTGACGGAATAGTTTGTTGGCTAGATGATTGGTGGGAAGGTCAACAAGATGTTGAATATTTAGCAATAAGTAAGTTAGGAGAATAAAAATGACAGATTATGTATTTGAAGTGATGAGGGAATTTCCAGGATCATTCATCAACCATAATAACGAGCTTATTTTGATTCCAAAAACAAATTTGTATATTTGTTTGCGTGATGTGAATACACCTACAGAATTGAAATACAAGCTGCTTGAATGGTGTAGCAGAGATTGCACATCCGCGTTGGTATACAGTCAGAAATGGAGGACCTTAAGATATCAAGATGATGTTTTATCAAAAATTAATAAGTGTTTAGGAACAAATTTCACACGCGAAGAAATGGAATTAATCTATGAAAGATTAGGCAATTCTTGTAATCATAAATTGACAGAGGAATTTGTTTTGAGCGGATATGATATGAAGCTATTGAAGAGGTAATCAAAATGGAAAAACGTGAATGTGAAAACTGTAAATATAGTAGTAATTTGAAAAACGAACATCCTTGTAAGAACTGCAAAAGAAATTTGTTCTATCTGTTTATGGGAATACAAGGCAATGAAGATAATTTTAAGGAGAAGAAGGATGAATGAATATCAACATGCACTTCGATTACTTGATAATTTGCGTGATCTTGTTGAAAAAGAAACAGCAGCAGAGCCTGATATTGAAGGAGACGGATATTATAAAGGAGAGCTTGTATATGATACATGGATTTGTCCTCGATGTGGTGCACGATATGAAATTGGTTATGATGATTATGAGTATTGCCCAAATTGCGGCCAACATATAGACAGAAGTAGAATTGAATGACAGCAGATGAAACGCTTAAAGAATCAGAAGCTTTCGAGCCAAAAAAAGATAAGGCAGTGATAACAAATTTTGATTATTATCGTGATCAAATATATGAAATAGGAATCAATGATATAGCATTTAACGAAGAAGACGAAAAGCTTTGTAATTGCAGGGATATTAAATATTGCACAGGTTGTTTATTCTATCCGCATGCTATATGTGATTCAAACAAACTAGGGTGGCTCATAAAACCACATTTAGACCATAAATTCAATTTATCGAAAACTGAATATAATTTATTAATAGTTTATGAAAGTGAATCACCATCAATAAGATTTCAGAAATGTCAAATATTGATGCATATGAAAAAGAAAGGACATTTTATAGATATTCCTATTGTTTTAACCGTTAAAGAAATATTAGATAATTGCGAGGTTGATGAGTGACAAAAAAAGAATGGAATGAATTGGTAGAAGAGTATGGAATAGAACTGTATCCATGGTCTTTTCAGAAGCCATTATCAGAAATCACAAAAGACGAATACAAGGAGGCTGCTGAATTTATTTTGAATGTATTAGTGAAGGCCGATAAAGGAAAGAAAGACCGGAACAGAGACCAAATCATAGAAGCGTTAAAAAAGGATGAATTTTAAATGTATACAAAAGTAAAACTATTAAGCTTAACTGATGGATATGAGCATAAATTGGTAAGCAGCACAGGAAAGCTTAAAAAAGAATATATTGGGCAGATTGGTAAAGTAATCCATACGTGCGTTATAAGTAAAGGCAACTATGTGAAGCCAACACTTTACGATGTCCAATTTGATGATGGAGCTATATTTTGTTTAGATGAGGATCAAATAAGATTTGTGGCACTTGGAGCTATGAACCCTGGTTCATCAAATTCGCAGGAAGAATTGAGACGTGAAGCAATTCGATTTATCGACAATGCAGATGCAGTGTTTTCTGCACTAGGTTTGCTAATAGAAAATGGATTGTATTACGGACAAAATAAGCATTAAAAAACACAAAAAGTTTTTAGTTCAAAAAAATGTACAGAGAGCCTTTAAACTAGGGCTCTCAGTGCAGAATTGATTTTGGAAAATAATTTAAGGTTATTTGACAAAGAAAAAAGGAGGAGAAAGAGTGATAAACAGAGTTATTTTAGTAGGAAGATTAACCAAGAATCCTGAGATTAGGAAAACACCAAATGGAGCAAGCATCTGTAAATTCACATTGGCAGTAAGCAGAAAAGTGAAAGTGCAAGGACAACCGGATGCAGATTTTATTAGTTGTGTTGCCTGGAACAAAACAGCAGACTTGATGTACCAGTATCTGAAAAAAGGTTCTTTGATTGGGGTTGACGGAAGATTACAGACAGGTAAATTCACAAATAACAATGGTGAAACAATCTACACGTGCGATGTGATGGTTGAAAGTTTACAATTCTTAGACAAGAAAGAAGAAACACAAAATAATGATGTTAACCAGGAAAGAGAAATGTCATACAGTGAAGGGGGTTATCCGCAATGGTAAA